AACTGGTGGTACGTTCAATTCTGGGATAAGTGTTACTGGAAGTATCACTGCAACCACAGACATAACTGCAACTGGGGGAATGTCTGCACAGTCAGAGGATGTTTTTCAAAATCGTAGAATACAAATAAATGCATCTGCGAATGATACTGATGAGGGTTCTTTTTTACTGTTAGATAGAACAGATAGTGGTGGATCAGATGCTGGAGAAAATATAGTTTTTGAAGGAGACACACTCTTCTTAACAACAACAAAAGAAGATGACTTTATTGTTTTAGAGGATAATGATACACAAGGATTTCTAAATCTAGAAACTTCATTTAAATTTAAGGCAGAGGATAACACAGTATCAACGACAGATGGTCTGACAATTACTGGTGCAGCAGAGATACCAAATATAAGAACACATACAAACTTTGATGCTGGTGCATCACAAGACATTAAAGATTTAGGAAGTTCAACTGGAACAGTAGTTTTAGATTTGAATGAAAATGCTAACTTTCAAATTACTTTAACTGGTAATCTAACTTTAGCAAATCCAACATCACTTACTGCTGGTACGTCTGGTAGTATATTTTTAATACAAGATGGAACTGGGAGTAGGACAGCCACTTTTGGTAGTTCTTTTGATTTTATAGGTGGCACTGCACCGACATTAACAACAGCAGCAAGTTCAGTGGACAGACTTGACTATATAGTGTTAGATGCTAGTAATATACACGCAGTCGCCACACTTGCGTATTCATAGGAGAGATAGATGGCTTGGGTCATAGTAGAAGATGGTGCAGTAGTTAGAGAATTTAGTAGACCTACTGCCTTCACATATAAGGATTTACAATATCCTCGCAACTGGATACAAAATGCCACTGATGCAGAAAAATCTGCGATTGGTTTGGTAGAAGTTACAATATCTGGTGGACAAAAAAGTAGTGATTATTATAATAGTAGTTTGGGTAATCTTGTGATTGCAAGTGATGGTAGTGTCTCTAGAACTTGGACAAATACTGCAAAGACATTATCAACAGTTCAATCACAAAAAGTTAAAGAAGCAAAAAGAGATGCCAACAATATGTTATATCATACAGATTGGTATGTTGTTCGTAAGGCAGAAACTGATGTCGCAGTGCCAGGCGAGATCACTGCGTACAGAACTGCTGTGAGAACTTGTTATGGCAATCTTAAAACTGCAATTAATGCTGCGTCAGACGTAGATGGTGTTGCATCTTTGTATCAACATTCTGCTGGTGCTTCTATCACTGAAAAGACAGTAAATCCATCAAGTGCAGTAAACACAACATCAAACACAATTACAATTAGTGGACATGGATTTGTCGATGATGAACAAGTTTCTTATGATGCTGGAAGGACTGACGATAGTGATAATACTGCGATAGGTGGATTAGTCAGTGGAAGAACATATCATGTTTTTGGTAAAACAACGAATACGTTTAAACTATCTGAATCACACAGTTCTTGTGGGGATGCAGCTGCAGTAAGTTTAAGTTCTGGTGCAACTGGAACTAATCATACTTTTGCATCATCTGGTATTCCAGGCAAAGGTAATGCGTGGCCTAGACCAGATATGTCAAAGTACGATGGTGCTTAAAGGGTAAGACATGAGTAATGCAAGAAATTTAGCAAATCTTTTATCGCCTGGGGCAACAACCCTTGGAAGTAGTGCGATTGCTGATAATGCGATCACTGGTGCAAAAGTGGTTGCTGGTGCATTATCTGCCGCAGATATAGAGGATAGTTCTATAACCGCAGCTAAACTTGCAACTGACTCTGTGACAACTGCAAAGATTGAGGCAAGTGCAGTTACCACTGCGAAGATTGCTGATGCCGCAGTGACGAGTGCAAAGGCACTAAATCTTGGTCGCAGAAATAAAATTATTAATGGACAGTATGCTGTTGCTTCTAGGGCAACATCATTTACTTCCACTGGTAGTGCAAATAACGATGCGGTATATACATTAGATCGTTGGAAGTTATTATCAGATGGTAATGATATAGTTGATGTTAGTCAAGAAACATCAACAGTCCCTACAAATAAATTGTTTGCATTAAAACTTGATGTTGAAACTGAAGATAAAAAATTTGGAATTGCACAAGTTGTTGAGAATAATGCTTGCACAGGTTTGATCGGAAATAGTGTTACACTATCATTTCAAGCAAAAGTATCTGATACCTCAAAGTTAGACAATATAAAATGTGCAATTATTTCGTGGAGTAGTACAGCAGATTCCCCAACAGCAGATATGATATCAGCTTGGGGAGATGAAGGAACTGATCCTACTTTGGCATCAAACTTTACTTATGAAAACACTCCAGCAAACTTAAATGTTACAACTTCATATGCAAAGTATTCTGTAACAGCGAGTGTTGATACATCATCAGCTGCTAATGTGATTGCCTTTATTTGGTCAGACGTAACTGATACCACAGCTGGACACCATTTGTTTATAACAGATGTTCAGTTAGAGGAAGGCAGTTCTGCGACTGATTACGAACAAAGAGCTTTCCATGAGGAAGAACGAGATTGTCAAAGATATTATTACGAGATACACTCAGCAACTAACTACTCAAAGTTTGGAGTAGGTAGGGCATGGTCTACTGATGACACTGCTGCTGCATTATTTTTACCTGTTGCAATGAGAACCACTCCTACTATGGCAACAAGCACCATAGGAACAAATTTTGGAGTTGCTGGTGTTGGTAGTAGTATCTCTTCAATAACTTTGGCAGAAAGAGATGTAAACAATCAACTTTTTACTATTAATGTCGCATATGATTCTACCTCTTTTACTACTGGCAATATTTATCAAATAGAATCTAATGGTAATACCACAGGGTTCATATCTTTTGATGCAGAGATTTAGGAGTATGAAATGACATTTACAAATGTAAAATATGTTGAGGGACAAGATGGTCAGAATGTTGCAATAAAGTTTGTTTGTGATGGGGTAAATATGTCTGTTATGTTAAACTCTGTTGGAAACAGACACTATGATGAGTTAATGCGTCAAGTTGATGCTGGAACGATAACAATTGCAGCTGCAGATTAATAAGAACAGGAGAGATAGATGGCACTAAGTACAATAGGAACAAATTCAGTCGCAGATAGTGCTGTTACAAGTGCAAAAATCAGTGACGGAACTATTGCAACTGGGGATATTGCTAATGACGCAGTAACAGGTGCGAAGGTTGCAGATCTTGATGCTTTAACTGTTTCTGGAGATCTGACTGTACAAGGTACAACCACAGCTCAAGGAACAACAGTGGGGTTTGTTACTTTTGATAAGTTGTTGCTAAATGCGACAGATGGTTCTGCAACTGATGCTGGAGACAATTTAATTCTGAATGGAACAGATGCCACTAGTGCAAATGCAGATAGTAGTATATTGTTTGATGATGGCACTGGAGATCCAGCTATTACATCATCAAGTTTTGGCACCAAAAAAGTTTTACAAGTGGTTCATGCTGGTAACTTTCCAGAACAAAGTTTTACACTTAGCACAACAGCACTAGCCACAGCTGTGTCTGCAACCATAACACCACTAGAATCCACCAGCAAAATATTAATCACATATACAATCTGCACCGCTGGTAACTCAACAGGTGCGGCACAAGGGTGTATGCATAGACCACATCACGATATTGGACAGACAGGCACATTTACACCATTAACTACAAAATTCTTTGGTGCAAAGTCAGGTCAATATCAAAATTATCAAATGATTAGCACTATTGGACACATTGAACATGACCACAACACAACCAGTCCAATTGATTACACTATATTTGTGCAAGGATCTTCTAGTTTTGATGTCCAGATAGGTAGAGCTGGTACAAACAGTGAGGTCAACAGTTATGATGGATACAACTCAATCACTCTAATGGAGATAGCAGGATGAACATAAGACATCAAGCAATATTTGCACTTTACAACAATGTTGTAAAAGTAACAGGTTCTGGTGATGGTGTTGTTGCCCATGATATAAATGGAAACGTGGTATCTTGGGATGCAACAGCAGTTTCTAATAAAGAGGTAGACCTACTATCTGAATTTAAATTGACTGAACTACGAACAGAACGTAATAGGTTATTAGCAGAAACAGACTGGTGGGATATGTCAGATACGGCAACAATGACAGATGCACAGAAAAAGTATCGACAAGATTTGCGTGATATTACGAATACTTATAAAAACCTAGATGATGTTTCATGGCCGACTAAACCAAGTTAAGGGGAGATAGATGGCAATACCATCTTCAAGATCTACATTTAAGGAGTATTGTTTACGAAACCTTGGTAAAGGTGTCATAGACATTAATGTTTCTGACGATCAGGCAGAGGACAGGATTGACGAAGCATTACAATATTTCGCACAATACCACTATGATGGTGTTGAAAGAATGTATCTTAAACATGAGATTACTCAAGCAGATGTGGACAGGTCTAAAACAAATGACACCACAACTGCAACAGACGTAAGAGATGGTTCGGTGACTGCATCGTTCACTGAGGGTAGAGGATTTATTCCGATGCCTCAAGCAGTTGTGTCTGTTCTAAATATATTTCCATTTGATGATCAGTCAACAAACAATATGTTTGATATAAGATACCAACTAAGACTAAATGACTTATATGATTTTAGTTCTACTTCAGTTTTACATTATCAAATGACAATGCAACATTTAGATTTCTTGTCACACATACTTGTGGGTGAAAAACCCATTCGTTTTAATCAACATCAAAATCGTTTGTACATAGATATGGACTTTGAAAATGACATCAGTGTTGGTGAGTTTATTATCATTGAGTGTTATAGAAAACTTGACCCAGAGACATACACAGATATCTATGATGATATCTATCTAAAAAGATATGCAACTGCACTTATCAAAAGACAGTGGGGTGCAAATCTTTCAAAGTTCAATGGTGTTTCAATGTTAGGTGGTGTCACTATGAATGGTGAAACGATCTACTCACAGGCACAAGAAGAAATGGAAAAACTAGAAGAACAGATTCAATTATCATACGAGTTACCACCAGAATATATGATGGGATAGTGTCATGGCTGTAAACAGTATATTCCATACAAATAATAAAAGTTCGATACTCGCAGAAAGAAATCTATACAAGGACTTAATCAAAGAGGCAATCCAGATTTATGGACATGATGTTTATTATGTCGATAGAACTCTGGTTGCGAGAGATAATGTTCTTGGTGAAGATGCTTTATCAAAGTTTACAAATGCACAACCCATTGAGATGTACGTTGAGGACTCAGAAGGTTTTGGTGGTGACAAAGAAATCATCACACAGTTCGGTTTAGAAAATCGTAATGAGATCACTTTTGTAGTATCCAAAGAAAAATTCCAACAACTAGACAGTCAGATTACTTTAGAGGACGGAACTGATACTACTGGTGGTTCTATTCTTTTAGAGGCTGGAAGTATACAAGTATCAAATCTCACCACACTGTCAAAGTATTTTATCACCGATGAAAGTGATAATAACATACTGAATGAAGATGGTAGTGGTGGAAAAATACTGTCTGAAGAAAGTGGTAATGAGTTCTATCTCATACAAGACACTGCTGTTACAGATGCAGATAGACCTCAAGAGGGTGATATAATATATCATCCTATCTTTGAGAAAATGTTTGAGATTAATTTCGTAGATCACGATGAGCCATTCTTTCAACTGGATAACAATCCAGTATATAAGTTACGATGCAAGTCGTTTGAGTATAGTTCAGAAGCTCTTGACACTGGAATATCTACGATTGATGAGATTGAAGATGACTTGTCAACAAGCACAAATGAGTTTCAGTTTACATTAGAACAATCATCTGCATACAATGAAAGTATCGCACTTGAGTTCAACACAAATCTAACTTACACAGATTCAGTTCTTATGGAAGATGATGATACTGTGGTTCACGAGGATGACTCAAGATCTGCTGGTAATGCAATCTTACTTGAGAATGATGCTGACACTGGACTAAAAGAATACTTAATACAAGAATCCTATATAGTAGGAGATGCATCTACAGATAAGACTGCACAAAACGAATTATTTGACACACTTGATGATACTGTCCTAGACTTTACGGAGAGTAATCCATTTGGTGATGCTGGGAGTTTATAATGTTAGGACAATCCTTCTACCATGAAACAATAAGAAACGTCATAGTTGCATTTGGAACTATGTTTAATAACATACAAATTGTTCGTAAGGACAATAGTGGAACTGTTACACAGGTAATGAAAGTTCCTCTTGCATATGGGCCAAAACAAAAGTTCTTGACTCGTTTAGATCAAGATCCATCTTTATCTGCTGCTACTGCGATCACGTTACCAAGACTAGGATTTGAGATTGGAAGTCTTACTTACGATACTGCACGAAAGATGAATCGTGTTCAGAAGTTTAAGAAGGTAAAGTCAAATAACAAAAACAAACTTGACACACAGTTTATGCCTGTTCCTTACAATCTGGATATCACTCTGTTTGCGATGGCAAAGAACTCTGATGATGCATTACAAATCGTAGAACAGATACTACCATTCTTTCAACCAGACTACACACTTACAATAAATGACATGGCAGACATGGGTATCAAAAGAGATGTTCCCATCATACTGAATGATGTAAGTTACGAGGATAGTTATCAAGGTGATTTTGAAAGTCGTAGAGCAATTATTTATACTCTAGGGTTTACAACCAAGTTTTATCTCTACGGGCCTGTCACATCCTCAAGTGTTATCAAGACTGTTCAAGTTGATCAGTATGCAAATCTCCCAGAGGTATCACCAACCAGAGAACAGAGATATTCAGTCACACCAAAACCAATCACTGCTGATGCAGATGATGACTTTGGTTTCAATGAGACAAGTTCATTCTTTGTAGATGCAAAGAACTTTGACCCAGAGACTGGGACAGATAAACTAAAACAAGGAAATACTTCATAATGCCTTTTAGTAATGAAATAAGAGCTGGTGCATCTGGTGCTCAGTCCACTTCTCTTTATGGGCATGAGATTAACCAATCTTTGCGTTTTGAGGATGGTGATAGTCCAGCATTGTCAAAAACATTTAGTGCAGCACAAACTAACACCAAAATACTCACAATATCTGTGTGGGTTAAACGTGCTAATCTAGGCATTAGAAGCACTATTATATTTGCAAAAAGTGGCAGTAGTGCTTATTTACATTTTAATACAAGTGATAAATTAGTTTTTAACGCATACAATACAGGGTATACCAGTTTTACAAGTGACCAAGTGTTTCGTGATACGTCAGCTTGGTATCACATTGTTGCTCAAGCAGATAGCCAAGACCAAACTGGCGCAAACATACACAAAGTCTATGTAAATGGAGAATTGATAACTGGAACAACTAGTGGATCATTTGTTGCAGATGATACAGCCACTATGTTATTGCGTAATGGTGTTACGACTTATATCGGTGATGACACTGATGGTGCCTATCACTTTGATGGCTACCTCGCAGAAATGCACGTCATAGATGGAAGCGTTGTGGCTCACACAGAATTTGGCGAGACAAAGGACGGAGTGTGGATACCAAAAGCCTACTCTGGTTCATACGGAACTAATGGCTTCCACTTGCCCTTTGAGCAAGATGTAGTTAGTGGTTTTTCTGGAAATTTTGATGATGATGATAGTGACAGTATAACATTTACTGATGCTACAGCATACGATATAGGATCTTCTGACGATTTTACAGTAGAATTTTTTATTAAATATCCCGCAGTTGGAGGTAGTGGAACAGCTTACTATGGTGATATTGCAGGTAATTATGCAACTTCAGGCCCTCATTTTCTAGTAAGTCTAAACGTACAATCAACTGATAGAGATCTTTATATTTATTATGGTAATGGCCAGGCCTATTATTGGAGTATAGATGTACAAGGTCTTACCCTAGATGCTGGTGTTTGGCATCATATGGTTATACAAAGAGATGGAGGCTTGTTAAGAAGTTGGTTTAACGGCACTCGTGTAACAAATGCAAATGCAGGTACAGATGGTAAGATATCAAACACTACAGCATATGACTTATCAAAATTTGTTCTTGGTGTCGTTTATGCAGGTGGAACTGGCATTGGTGCAAAATTAAGTAATTTTAGATTAGTAATAGGTGGTACAGTATATGCAGATAGTGATAGTGATATTACTGTTCCGACTTCAACACTAACAAATGTAACAAATACTAAATTACTTGCATTAACTAGTAGCGATGTTACAGAGGATATAAGTTCAGAAAATAACACTGGTGTAAATAGCGGAGTGCTTTCTGATAATGACAGTCCTTTTACGACAAAAACTCTTGGTGATGATGCATCTGGTAGAGGAAATAATTTTACAATCTCAGGTTTGTCTTACATAGACGTAATGGCTGACAGCCCGACTAATAATTTTTGCATGCTTAATCCAAACGCTTATTCTGGGATAGGCACACTTTCAGAGGGCAATCTTACAATAACAACTTCTACAAACAATAGGGGTATTCATGGCACATTTTCTCTCCCACCAACTGGCAAATGGTATTATGAAGTTCATGTTGATTCTTATCAAAGTGGTGGTGGTACTTACTTGGGATGGGGTACGGACGCAAGTTTAGGATATGATGAAGCTGCCAGCAGTAAAGGAATATTTTTTAGTGGATATAATGAACAGGTACTATTAGATGGTAGTGGTCAATCTGGCGGTTATGGGATAACCAGCACAAACGTAGTAAATAATGGAGACATATATTCTATTCTTTTAGATGTTGATGGGGGGCTTTTTTATTATGCTAAAAATGGCACATACTTTAATAGTGCAGATCCAGCAGCTGGATCAGGTGGACTAGACGTTTCTGCAACTCTTGCGGCGGCTAACACTAGGGTCACTCCATGCATTACAAGAGGGGGTTCATATAACGAAACTTATTCAGTTAATTTTGGTCAAGATACTAAAGATGTAGCATCTGCAAATGCAGATGAAAATGGTAATGGCACGTTTGAGTATTCTGTCCCATCTGGCTTTTTAGCCCTTTGTGCAAAATCACTTACAGATCCAGAACTCGGCCCAAATAAAAGTGAACAAGCAACTGATCACTATCAGACAGCATTATACGAAGGAACTGGTTCAAGTCAAAATGTTACTGGAGTCGGTTTTAAGCCCGATTGGATCTGGGTGAAACGCAGAGATGGAACACAAGAACCATCAGTAACAGACAGTGTTCGTGGCACTGGAAAACAGTTACGTCCAGCCGCAACAGCCATAGAGTCATCAGAAACAGATTGTATAACAAGTTTTGATTCTGATGGGTTTACACTTGGTGCAGATGCTTCGGGTAATAACAGTTATAACTATTACACTGATAGTCATGTTGCATGGTGTTGGAAAGCTGGTGGTGCTCCAACTGCGACTAATTCTGCTGGAGCAGGCAATGTTCCAACTGCTGGTTCAGTTATGATTGATGGTGTCGCATCAACCTCTTCACTTGCTGGGACAAATCCTGCAAATAAAATATCTGCAAATACAAAAGCAGGATTCAGTATAGTGACTTATACAGGCACAGGTTCTAACGCAACTGTGGCTCATGGATTGACTTCGGCACCAGATGTATGCATCGTTAAAGAGAGGGGAGGCACTGGTAACTGGTTTGTCTACTCTAGAGCTGAAAATGACCAAGCTAGTGATGAAGCACACGTTGGATATTTTAATCTTTCTACCTCAGCATTTACTGCTAGTGCTGTTATATTTAATGATACTCCACCAACGGATACTGTTTTTCATCTTGGAACAGGTAATTCAAATACTAGCACAGACACATATGTTGCTTACCTTTTTCACGAAGTTGAAGGTTTTAGTAAATTTGGAATTTTTTCGGGCAACTCAAATGCTGATGGTACTTTTGTCTATTGTGGTTTCAAACCCGCTCGTATCTGGTTAAGACAAGATGCCACTGGTATTGATTGGACAAGTTATGATCTTAAACGATTAGGTTATAATGTTGATAATAATAGTTTGAGAGATAAAACATCTGGACAAGAACAAACTGACGATGATTTAGACATATTATCAAATGGTTTTAAGTGTCGTAGAAACTTTGCAAACAACCAAGGTGATGTGTTATTTTTTGCTTGGGCAGATTCTCCAGTTAAGTATTCTAATGCTAGGTGATAAAGATGAAAACACCAGATCAAATTATTGATGAAGCATTAGGTATCTTAGATCCAGTAGAAGATGCGATCACAAACAATAAGATCACTGTTCCAAAGACAGTCGTAAAAAGTGATGAAGATGATATAGATAATGATTATAAGTATCAGAGAGAAAACTTTTACAACCTTGTGAAAAGAGGACAAGATGCGATAGAGGGTATCCTTGAACTTGCAAAAGAATCTGAACACCCACGAACTTATGAGGTTGCTGGTAATCTAATCAAACAGGTCGCAGAGGTAACAGAAAAACTTGGTGACTTACAAGAGAAGATGAGGAAACTAAAAGAAGTTCCAAACTCTGCACCAAAGAATGTTACCAACGCATTGTTTGTAGGTTCAACTGCTGAACTGCAAAAAATGTTAAAAGGTAAGACTGATGAATGAACCTACTTATCTGGGTAATCCAAATCTAAAAAGAGCAAACGTACAACAAGAGTGGACTAAAAAAGAACTTCTTGAGTACAAGAGGTGTATGGATGACCCACTCTATTTCATACAGACCTATGTAAAGATTGTTTCTCTTGATGAAGGATTGATACCTTTCAAGATGTACAACTTTCAGAAAGAAATGGTTGGTACGTTTCACAACAATCGTTTTACTATTTGTAAACTACCAAGACAGTCTGGTAAGTCTACAACAATGATATCTTATCTGTTACACTATGCGTTATTTAATCCTAGTGTCAACATTGCTATCCTTGCAAACAAGGCTGCAACTGCACGAGATCTGTTAGGTAGACTGCAACTTGCATATGAGCATCTACCAAAATGGTTACAACAAGGAGTTATGTCATGGAACAAAGGTTCACTAGAGTTGGAGAATGGGTCTAAAATACTTGCTTCCTCGACCTCTGCGAGTGCTGTGAGGGGGGGAAGTTACAACATCATATTCTTGGACGAGTTTGCATATGTACCATCAAATGTTGCAGAACAGTTTTTTAGTTCTGTGTATCCCACGATTTCATCTGGTAAAACAACGAAGGTTATAATCGTTTCTACACCACATGGTATGAATATGTTTTACAAGTTGTGGACAGATGCAGAAGAAGAAAGAAACGGATACATTCCTATAGAGGTTCATTGGACTGAAGTTCCAGGCCGTGATGATAAGTGGAAAAAAGAAACCATTGCAAATACAAGTGAACAACAGTTCAACACAGAGTTTGAGTGTGAGTTCTTGGGTTCTATTGATACACTTATAAATCCACACAAACTAAGAACACTTGCATACAAGACACCGATACAATCTAATGCTGGTTTAGATGTTTATGAAAAACCGCAAGAGGGTTTAACATATCTTCTAACTGCTGATGTTTCACGAGGAACAAAAAATGATTACTCTGCGTTTATAGTTTTTGATGTAACAACAGTTCCGTATCGCATCGTTGCAAAGTTCAGAGACAACCAGATTAAACCACTTATCTTTCCAAGTAAAATCTATGATGTCGCAAGAGCATACAATCAGGCATTTGTTTTAGTAGAAGTAAATGATATTGGAGAACAGGTTGCAACTGCACTTCAATACGATTTAGAATATGATAATCTAATCATGGCATCCATGAGAGGTCGTGCTGGACAAATACTTGGTGGTGGTTTCTCTGGTGGTAGAGCTCAGTTGGGTGTGAGAACGACAAAGGCAGTGAAAAAGATAGGTTGTTCAAATCTAAAACAACTTGTAGAGGATAATAAACTTATCATAGAGGACTTTGATACAATAAACGAACTATCAACATTTATTGTAAAGGGGTCTTCCTTTGAGGCTGACGATGGTTGTAATGATGACATGGTTGCCTGTCTTTTTATATTTGGTTGGACTACAGACCAGACATATTTTAAAGAACTTACAAACAATGATATTAGACAACAAATGTATAAAGAACAACAAGACCAACTAGAACAAGACATGGCCCCATTTGGATTTGTGATAAATGGATTAGAGGATGAAAACATAGGACAAGCAGTAGATGAGTATGGAACTAGATGGAGTCCAGTTGTAAGAAAATATGATTCTAATTGGTGATGAAAACTCCATGTGTTAAAATCTGCAAACTTATAGATAGTGTATGTATAGGATGTGGGAGAACGTCTGAACAAATATCAGAGTGGACAAAGTATACAGATGAACAGAGGGAAGAGATAATTAAAGAAATTCAATCAAATCGTTGTCAAGTTTTATCCAACAATTAGAACAAACTACTTTACAACTATTCATTAGTTTGTGAACTTCTTTTCTGCTTTCATCATTTTGACCAACTCGTTTTGCTTGTTTACGAATTTCTGCGTCATGTGGATATAGTTTGAGACATACAGTTTCACTCTCCCCACAATGAACACAAGATTCATTTTGCAAATGATTGTTCAACCACGCAACTCTTTTTTGGTAGTTCCTACGAGCTACCTTTTTAATAGTTTCCTTATACTTTTGATAATGAGTTTCCATGATACTATTTATATGTTTTGACACATATAAATCAATGTTTTTAGAAACTCTATTTTTATAAATAAGAGGGAAATAAGAGTTTACTCTAGAATTAAGGAGCAAAAATCATGTCATTTTTAGTATCACCTGGCGTTAACGTCAGAGAAGTAGATTTAACAAATGTCGTTCCTGCCGTAGCAACTTCCATTGGTGCAATTGCTGGTGCTTTTCAAAAAGGCCCAGTGAGTTCAATTGTGACTATCACATCTGAGGAAGAGTTGGTTCAAATTTTTGGTAGACCACAGAACACAGGTAATCAGTTTGAAACTTTTTTTACTGCTGCTAACTTCTTACAGTATGGAGACAACCTAAAAGTTGTTCGTGCTGAGTCTGGAGTATTGAACGCAACAGCAAATGGAACTGGATTACTTGTTAGGGATGATGATCATTATCAAACAAGTTTTGAGGATGGTCAGGGTTCTATTGGTGAGTGGGCTGCAAGAACTGCTGGAACACATGGAAACGGATTAGGTGTTTCTATTTGTTCAAGTGCGACTGCATACGAACAGACTGCTGTGACTACGACTTCTGGTACAGAGGCGTTAGGACAGACCGTTATATCAGTAACAGATGCAAGTGTTATCAATGTTGGAGACATCGTAAACTTTGGTGAAACATTTGAGTACGAAACGACTGCAAGAAACACAACAAGCAACACAATAACAATTAAACTAAAAGACGATCCAAATGGTGCTGGATTACAAAGTCAGATCACATCTGGAACAAACATTCGTAGAAGATGGAGATTTTATGACTTGTTCGATGGAGCTCCAGGCACATCTGATTATGCAACGCAGAACAACAGAGGAAACAATGACGAAATACACATTGTAGTTTATGATACTGAAGGTGACATCTCTGGTTTCTCTGTGGACGCAAATGGTAACAGAACAAATGCAGTTCTAGAAACATTTGCAAATCTATCTGTTAATCCAAATGCAAAATCACCACAGGGTGATAGTATCTATTATCCAGATAGAATTTTTAAATCATCACAGTTTGTTTACTGGATGGATCACAATACTGGTGGTGCAAACTTTGGTGAAGATATTAGTGGTGCAACTGGTTCTATCATTCTAAACGGAACAGACGGTTCTTCAACTGATGCTGGAGATAACATTATCTTGAACGCATCAGACAGTGGTGGAACAGATGCAGATGGTAACGTCACACTTGAAGATGGGACATCTGGTTATTCAGTTATCTCTGCACCGACAAAAACAGAACTTGCTGGTGGAACTGATGACTATGCACTAAATGCTGGTGAGTATGAAAGTGCATATGACAAATTTGAAGATACAGAATCACTAGACATCAACTTAGTTCTTGGTGGTCGTGGTGGTGGAGCTGGTGATACTTCTTCATCTCAAGATACCCATGTAACAATGCTGACTGCACTTGTAGAGAAGAGAAGGGATTGCGTTGCTTTTGTATCACCTTTCAGATCTGCAACAGTTGGTGTATCCTCATCTAATACCGCAACGAATAATGTGATTGACGCATTTGACTTGTGTCCATCATCTTCTTACATGGTGTTTGACAGTGGATACAAATATATGTTTGACAAGTACAATGACGTATTCAGATTTGTACCATTAAACGGAGACACTGCTGGACTTTGTGCTTTCACAGATCAAATTGCAGATAGTTTCTTCTCCCCTGCTGGTTTCAACAGAGGTAACGTAAGAGGTGCAGTAAAACTTTCTTACAATCCCACAAAGGCAGAAAGAGACAGACTGTATCGTGCGAGAGTAAATCCAGTTGTTAACTTCCCAGGCCAAGGTGTGGTTCTGTTTGGAGATAAAACTGCACTGACAAAACCAAGTGCATTTGATAGAATTAACGTAAGACGATTATTCTTACTTCTTGAGAAGGCAATTGCAACTGCTGCTAAGTTCCAACTCTTTGAGTTCAACGATGAGTTCACAAGAGCACAATTTAGAAACTTGGTAGAACCTTTCTTGAGAGACATCCAAGGTAGACGAGGTATCACAGACTTTAGTGTTAAGGCTGATGCCACCAACAATACTGGTGAGGTCATTGACAGAAATGAGTTTGTTGCAGATATCTTTATTAAACCTGCTCGTTCTATCAACTTTATAACTCTAAACTTTGTCGCAGTTAGAACTGGGGTAAGCTTTACAGAGGTAGGAGGCTAATCATGGGAAACATAGATGATTTTAAAGCAAATCTACTTGGTGGTGGTGCAAGAGCCAACCAATTTAGAATAACCATAACTCCTCCTCCTGGCATTGCAATAGGACTAGATGTTCGTAGAACTTCATTTCTTGTAACTGCTGCTGCAATACCAGCAATAGAAATGAACTTCTTTGAGGTGCCATTCAGAGGTAGAGTTATTCACTATCCAGGCGATAGACCAGCTCCTGCTGATTGGACTACAACATTTTACAATGATACGGACTTTATGATTAAGACTGCGATGGAAAGATGGAGTAATGGTATTAACGATTTTGCAGAAAATACTGGCACTTCAAATCCAGCAGATTATCAAGCAGACTTGATTGTAGAACAGTTAGATAGAGATGACACTATTCTTAAAACTTATCTTTTAAGAAACTGTTTTCCAACAACGATAGGTGAGATTGCATTGTCGAATGAAAACCAAGATACAATTGAAACCTTTGATGTGACTTGGAAATACCAGCACGTTGAGGCATCAGGCGTTAATTTCTAACCTACTAAATAGTCTGTAACAGTAGGAGATATAATGGCTGAATTGTTTGGATTTAAGTTTGAAAGAATAAAGGATTCTGCTTCCAAAGAAAAGTTCACTGAACCTAGTTCAGAAGATGGAACTTTGGAAGCAGTTGCTGGTGGTTTTTACGGACAACTGTTAGATCAAGATGGTCGTGAAAGAACTGAGCAAGACTTAATTCGTAGATATCGTGATATCGCACAACAACCAGAGTGCGATAGTGCAATTGAAGATATTATTAATGAAGGTATAGTCGCAAACGAAAAAGATCAAGCTGTTTCTATTGAACTGGAACGATTGATGATGCCTAAAAGAATTAAAGATAGAATCGTAGAGGAGTTTGACACTGTTTTACGATTACTAAACTTTGAACAAAAAGGGCATGATATCTTTCGTAGATGGTATGTGGATGGTAGAATATTCTATCATAAAGTCATTGACCAAAAAAATCCAAAAAAAGGTATTCAAGAACTAAGATATATCGAACCTAAAAGGATTCGTAAAGTCAAGGAAGTAAAGAAAAATCTTAAAAAAGGAACAAGCATAGAACTTGTACAAAAAGTAGATGAGTATTTTCTTTATAATCATAATGGTCTTAAAACTGGAACTACTGAAGGTATCAAGATCTCTCCAGACTCAATCGCATACTGTCCTAGTGGATTGATTGACCAGAACAGAGGTCATGTATTATCTTACTTACACAAGGCAATCAAACCAGTAAATCAGTTGCGAATGATTGAGGATAGTCTTGTTATCTATCGCATATCAAGAGCTCCAGAAAGACGTATCTTCTATATTGATGTTGGTAATCTGCCAAAGATAAAAGCAGAGCAATACCTCAAAGATGTGATGAATCGTTATCGTAACAAGTTGGTATATGATGCATCAAGTGGTGAGATACGAGATGACAGAAATCATATGTCGATGTTAGAAGATTTCTGGTTGCCTAGACGAGAGGGTGGACGAGGAACAGAGATTACAACTTTGCCTGGCGGTTCAAATCTTGGAGAGATTGATGATATCGAATACTTTAAGAAAAAACTATATCGTTCTTTGAACGTGCCAATCTCAAGACTAGAGGCAGAGGCTGGTTTTAGTCTTGGTCGTTCAACAGAGATTACACGAGATGAACTTAAATTTACAAAGTTTGTCCAGAGATTAAGAAAGAAGTTTACACCTTTATTTACAGACATTCTAAAAACACAACTTATACTAAAAGGTGTAATTACTTTAGAAGATTGGAAAGGTATGCATCAGCATATTCAGTACAACTTCTTACAAGACGGACATTTTGCAGAACTCAAGAAAGCAGAATTACTTGAGGACAGAATCAATGCGTTGGGCAGCATTGAAAGTTACATTGGGACTTTCTATAGTAAGAGATGGGTTCAGAAAAATGTTCTTAACCTTACCGATTCAGAGATTGATATGATGCAAGATGAAATAAACAGAGAGGCTGGACTTGACCCAGACGAGGGTGGAATTGATGTTCCAGATGGAACTGATGGTATCACCAGATACCCATCTGCTGATGGTGCTCCACTTGACCCAGATGATGTGGCAAAGTATAAAGGTGAAGTCCCACCAGAACAACCTAAAAATGGAGAACAACAATGAGTGCGAAAGAATTTGTAGATGCGTTACAGAATGGAAAAAACCTAGATGCTGAAGATGCATTTAAAATGGCAATGTCGTCAAAAGTTGGTGATGCCTTAGAAAACAAAAGAAGAGAGGTTGCTGGTTCGTTAGTAAGCAACCACATACCAGAAGTAGAGGAAGATGAAACAGTTTAATTCGTTCTATACATCTCTACCAGAGAAAGATGAGCATAAAAAATCTAAGGAGTACAAAAAACTATCTCCTAAGATGAAAGATGCTGTGGACGATATTTTTAATAAAATGGACACTAAACCTTCAGATTTCCTAAATACTTTTGAAAAAACAATAAAACAAGTATCTA